ATGGCATCTGCGGTTGTGAATAATGAATTTAGAGGTTTATAATGGACATACTAATTACAGAATCACAAATAGACGTATTACGAAGAGTACATGAACTAAGTGACCTTATTGATTATACTATTCACCACTTAAATAATGATATTAAAAGTGGTGGACCTGGTAATAAACCCGACAATTTTGGGGTGTATGAAAATTGGGTGACACAAAGAGTTAGTGACATGTTTCAACGTAGACACCCAAATATTGATTATAAAAAACTTGATTTTTTAATGGTTGTGTCGGGGGCATATAATGATAAACTAAAAAGAGGGTTCAAATACTCGAGAAAGAACTAATGAACATATTAATTACAGAAAGACAAAAGAAAATGATTCTTGAAACTGTCACAAATAAAGAAGTAATTTGTGACAAATGTGGATGGTCTTGGGATTTATCAGATGGTGGTGAAGACCCTTATATTTGTCATAAATGTGGTCATAATAACTCTGAGGAAGATTACCGAGGAAAACGTGTTATGGTTTATTATAATTTACACAAACATACTTTTTCTGTAACATATAAATCAATAGTAATATTACATGCTGATTATGTTAAACTAAAGGATGTTGAGTTCCGAGTTAGACAAGGGGGTAAAGAAAAAGTTAGAGGGGAAAAAAGAAAAAATGTTCACGCATTTGTTATTGGTGATTTAGTTGATTATTGTAATTACCCTTGTGAAAACATGCCACAGGAACCAACCGATAAAATTGTTACATATGACCCATACAAATACGATAGTTTTGTTTATAAAGGAACAGAAGAACCCGTATACAAAGCCAAAGAGGTTGACATGATTAACCAAAAAAATAAATTATTCGTAATTAACGAAGTAAGAAAGTTTTAAGATGCCGTTACCTAAAAAAATAAAGAAAAATATTCCTTTAACCGAGTCCAAGACTCTTCTACCAAGAAGACAGGAATTAGTTGATAAAATTAATAAGGATGGAACCTATCTACCTAAGTCATTATTACATGCCGATTTGGATGGTGGATTTTTAGAATTTGTTAAGAACGAATTAAAAACTGTTATTGATGGTAAAGTAATACCGACAATTGATATTTTAGTTACAACTCAGAATTGGAGTCAATTTACTGAGACGTGGAATTTACAAAATCTTGATAAGAATGTCGAACCACCATTTATTACAACGGTAAGAGTTCCTGAAGTAAAATTTGGTACAAACCCCGCAGTACTATATAATATCCCAAATAGACGACAATATTTTTATGCTCAAGTACCAACATGGGATGGACAAAGAAATGGTATGGATATATACAAAATACCTCAACCTGTTCCTGTTGATATTACATATACCGTTAAAATAGTTTGTAATAGAATGAGAGAAATAAATGAATTTAACAAAAATGTTATTGAAAAGTTCGCTTCAAGACAAGCCTATCAAGTTATTAAAGGTCATTATATCCCTATTATTATGGGTAACATTACTGACGAGTCTGTCATGGAGTTAGAGAAAAGAAAATTCTACATCCAAAGTTATGAGTTCACCTTATTAGGTTTCCTAATTGATGAAAATGAGTTTGAGGTTTCTCCCGCAGTCTCAAGGGTTTTACAAGTTGTGGAGTTTGATACTAATACTACAAAAAGACGAGTTAAAAAAGATATTACTACAGGTGGTAATGAAATTGATGTGTTGTTTGTTGTTGGTAATAATGTTAACTCACAAATATTTGATTATACAACAAATATAGTAATCGCCACCCCAACTAATGTTGATAGTTTTGATGTTTATATTAACAATGATTATTATGGTTCCGATTTAACAGAAATCCAAATAAATACTGACGATAAGTTAAAATTTGTGATTGTTAAAATAGATGATACCTTAGAATCAATAATTAGGTTATTTGGTAACCCAATTTAATTCTCACCGTATACGTCAGGTTTCTCCTTACACTTCTCAACTATCATTCTTTCTAAGAATCGATACATTTTAATTCCCTTCTTTTCACAATAGGTCTTTAGGATATCGTGAACCTCAATCGATATCTTTAGATTCTTTATTTTTTTTACTTTATCGTCCATGGTAGAAAAAAGGTAGAATTTATTCTACCCAATTTATAAATACTTACTACAAAGTAAAGTATTTTGGTTTTTTTTCTAATATTTATCTATAAAATAAATTAACAAGCTAAAAGAAAAAAAATAATGGCAACAAACAACAAAGTATTCGTGTCTCCTGGAGTGTATACCTCTGAAGTTGATTTGAGTTTTGTGGCACAAAGTGTAGGTGTTACAACTTTAGGTATTGTTGGTGAGACTCAAAAAGGTCCCGCTTTCGAACCTATCTTTATCAGAAACTTCGATGAGTTTTCATCATATTTCGGAGGAACATCTCCTGAAAAATTCATAAACACACAAATTCCTAAATATGAAGCGGCGTATATCGCAAAGGCTTACTTACAACAATCTAACCAATTGTTCGTAACAAGAGTATTAGGTTTATCAGGTTATGATGCGGGTCCATCTTGGTCTATCACAACAAAGGCGAACGTTAATCCAACAACGGTTAAGTTCGATTGTATATCAGGTATAACTGTTGACTGTGTATTTGAATGTACGTTACCTCACGTTATTAGTTACTCAATTCCGTTTACGGGATGTAGTAATAGTGTTGACAGTATTTCATTCACAGACCCATCACAAATTCCGTCAGAAATCGCAGCAAAATTAAACCTACCTTACGAAAACTTCAATGGAAGTACGGGAACTTTATATCAAGATATGACTAATCAAATCTTTGATATCATGAACGCGAACAACCCATTTACCGCAGAAACAAGTAGCATTTATTACTACGGACCTATTTCAGGTGAAGTGTACAACTCACTATCAGCTATCTTTACTGCGGAAACAAATGTGTTTAACGTAGAAAATGTCGATGAAAACATATTTAACTATTCGGCACCTGAGAATGACCCTTGGTATTACGCGTTATTTGATAATGTAGGAAATGCGGTTTATAGTGGTTATTCTTTTTGGTCAATCGTTACAGATTTAACTGAAATAATTAGTACTACAACAACCACAAGTACTTTACCAACACCAACACCAACACCTGACCCTTGTAACCCAATACCAACAGGTACTACAACAACCACAACATTACCTAAACCTACAAGATGTTTTTCAGGTGTTTTAACGGGACAAATCTATGTTTATGAAGGAACCGCTTATACGGATTTTGATGATTTAGTTGTGGCAACTTTACGTTCAAGAGGATTGGCAACATATGGTAGTGATAATGGTGCGGTATATGAAGTTCCAGGTGGAGTTAACGCATATAACGACTTTGATGGTCATAACGTACAATTAGATTGTACAGGGGCATATTCAGGAGTAACTAAAAACCCATTCTCAACATTCGGTATTAATGTGACAGATAAAGACGGTAATCCGTTCTTCTTTGAAACGTCATTATCAAATTCAGATAGTAAGTACATTGCTAAAGTGTTCGGACAATCTAATTTTGCTAAACCAAGAACTGTAGTTCCGTTGTTTGTTGAAGAAAGATTCCAAGCGTTATTAACTTATGGATGGAGAAAAGGATTTATTAGAGGGTTAAATTGTGAGTTAACGGCATTACCTGACGCAAGACAAGGTGTTGACCCAACATCAATTGCTTGGTATCTTGAAAAGTATCAATCACCTGTATCACCATGGGTTGTGTCTGAATTAAGAGGTACAAAAGTATATAACTTATTTAAATTTACCACGATTGCTGACGGAGACGATGCGAATATTGAAGTTAAAATTTCGATTGCTAATATCTCATTTAACAACGGTACTTTTGACGTAATAATTAGAGATTTCTTTGACTCAGACAATAGTCCTGTGGTTCTTGAGAAATTCACAAACTGTTCTATGGACCCTAACGATAATAGTTTTATCGCTAAAAAAATTGGTACATTAGACGGAGAATACGCGTTGAACTCTAAATTTGTTATGATTGAACTTAACGAGGATGCACCAATAGATGCGTTACCTTGTGGATTCGAAGGTTATAACTTTAGAGAATATGCAGGTGTTAGACCTCCATTCCCTGTTTACAAAACAAAATATGATTTTCCAGGTGAAGTGGTTTATAATCCACCATTTGGTTTATCATCAGGTGCTGACGATGTTATAAGAAGTAATGGTGATAATGTTCGTAGAACTTATCTTGGTATCTCTGATACAGTTGGTTTTGACGTTGATTTCTACACATACAAAGGTAAACAATTACCGTTGGATGTTTGTACAGACGTTTCAGGTGATGAATGGGCGTACCGAACAAGAGGATTCCATATGGATATCAACGCACATGTAATCAAGATACCAAACTATTTTTCAACAAGTGGTACACCAGCGTTTTACGTAGGTTCCGCACCATTTACTTCAGACCCTGATGATGATACAAATCCATATTATAGATTATACGCTCGTAAATTCTCATTATTATGTCGTGGAGGATTTGACGGATGGGACATCTACACTGAACACAGAACAAATGCTGATAGATTCGTATTAGGTAAAATTGGTTATAGAAATGGGGCATGTCCTTCATTCAAATACCCAACGGCTACAGGATGGGGAGCGTTTAAACAAATCACTGTCGGTAACAACGGACAAGATTGGGCAAACACTGACTATTACGCATACTTATTAGGACAACAAACATTCTCTAACCCTGAGGCGGTTAATATTAACGTATTCGTTACACCAGGTATTGATTATGTAAATCATTCTAACTTAGTAGGTGACGCAATTGAGATGATTGAATACAACAGAGCGGATTCAGTTTATATCTGTACAACCCCTGACTACAACATGTTTGTACCGTCAACAGGTGACCAATTAGATATGATTTATCCACAAGAAGCGGTTGACAATTTAGAAACTGCGGGTATCGACTCAAACTACACGGCTACTTATTACCCATGGGTTTTAACAAGAGATACTGTAAATAACACACAAATCTATATCCCTGCTACGGCTGAGGTAACAAGAAACTTGGCGTTAACAGATAATATTGCATTCCCTTGGTTCGCTGCGGCTGGTTACACTCGTGGTATCGTAAGTGCTATCAAAGCGAGAAAGAAACTTACTCAAGAAGATAGAGACGTTCTTTATAAAGGTAGACTTAACCCAATTGCAACCTTCTCTGATGTTGGAACTGTAATTTGGGGTAACAAGACGATGCAAATTAGAGAGTCTGCTCTTGACAGAATCAACGTAAGAAGATTATTGTTACAAGCTCGTAAATTAATTTCAGCGGTTTCAGTAAGATTATTGTTTGAACAAAACGATGAGAAAGTAAGACAAGATTTCTTGGATGCGGTTAACCCTATCTTAGATGCTATTAGAAGAGACAGAGGTTTATACGATTTCCGTGTAACAGTTTCTTCAGATGTTGCTGACTTGGATAGAAACCAAATGACAGGTAAGATTTATATCAAACCGACTAAATCTCTTGAGTTCATAGACATCACGTTCTATATTACTCCAACAGGTGCATCGTTTGATAATATCTAAAAATAATTTTAAGACAAGCCGACATAAAACTCGGCTTGTCTTTATTTATTAAGTAAACAATATGTTAAAATATAAAAAAAGAATAGTAGAAGGTATTACAGAAGAGGGAACTCCTGACATGAAATACTACGCCTTTGATTGGGATGACAATATTATGACCATGCCAACTAAAATACTTTTAAAAGATGAAGACGGTGATGAAGTAGGAATGTCTACTGAAGATTTTGCCGAATATAGAATTGACATT